CCTGCTGTCCTTTTCAACTAACGTTGGCATGGTATAGATTTCACATTTGGTAAACTTATAAGAACCATCAGCCGGGAACACCGCGCTTGGCCCTAACTTATCAAGATGAATGGTAATGTCATTTATGGTTTGAATAGACTGCCATTGTTCTTGGTGTTTCACTAAAACCTGAAAGGCCACAACCCATTCTTTTGTTTCATCCAGATACCTTGTGCCAGGTGCTGAAGGTGTTCTTCTGATCGTAATTGCATTTGAATCTTCAGGAAGAACATCAACGGAAATGGCATCAAATAAAGTTAAATTTGATTCAAGATGATTTGCCATATCATCAATAAAATCTGAAGCCATAGGGGAAAATCACCCTTTCTTATAAACGGCTGTTAAGGGTTTGCTGTGAAATTCTGATCCAATCCCTTTTATACCGGGCTTTTGCTGCTTCAAACCAAAGCCCTTGTGCATTCGGGTTTACATCTTTGGAAAAAGTGTATTGTGGGTTATAGTAAAGCCTTCTTGCATAAGGAGTATCCCACCTTAGAACCCCTTGGCCGATATTTGAAGCCCTTAATGAAGATCTTTCAAGTTCCCCGGTATCTTTAGGAATGAAAAAATTTGAATCCTTCAGGACTTCCTGATCAAGTTGGATTTGCGATGCATCAATAGCCTGTTGAACCCGGCTTTGGAGGTTGCCAAGTTCAGCCCTCACATTGAACTGAATCATATTAAATCAACTCAACCTCGTAATGATGAAGTTTATCTGCATAAATCGGATTTATCTTTTGCACCTGCATCACCAAACCCTGAAATGTAAGCTTTGATTTCTCTTTGAACTCAAAATCACCTGTTGCCCTTGAATTCACAAGATCAAAGAACATTGTAGCTTTGATATTTTTGCCTTCGCTATCTTGGGTGCGCTTCAAACTTCTTTCATAGTTAATCCTGACATTTTTGAGGGTAACGGCAGGAAGAAAGGTTTCCCCATACCTTCCGTTTCCAAGAAATTCTTCATAAGTTGCTTCATGGGTTAGCAATGTTTTAGGGATTGGCCTGACATTTAACATCTAATATCAACCCCCATATATAGCAGCCCTGTTGGCATCAAGTAGTTCATAGACATTTCAGAAACAACCCTTGACTCTTGTTTCCCTGAACTACCTACTCCATGCGAATAACTAAAGTTACCCACGCTAACAGAAAAAGGAGAACTGCCATGAACAGACAATTCCCCTCCTTCCGAATACATATATTCAACCTGGGCAGCAACAGCTTTTTTTACGTTTGTTTGAATTAATGAAGGTTGCTGAGAAAGATCAACCCCCATTAATTTATAATTCGTCACCCTATCTATCAGATCTGAAGCCCTTATTTCCAATTTGGTGAAGGTATCAGCATCCATTGGAGTGCCTCTATATTCATCATCATAAAATGCTTGATTAATGTAAGGCACGATTACTCATCCTTTTTTATCTTCAGATTCTTGTGCTTTCGTTTTTCCTGATTTTTTCTTCTCGGCAGTTTCCTCTACCGTATACCCTTTATTCTTGAACCATTCGATCAACCATTTATCATCGGTGTCAGCTTCTCCATTAACAAAATGAAGAGAAGCACTTACCCCGTTGTAATTTGGATTAGGGCTTTTAATTTTAGCCATACAAGAAGACTCCCTTCATTATTGAACTTTAATGTTGCGAAGAACACCGGCTTTCCGAGTGGCCTTAAGAGCAACAGCAGCCACCATTTCAACCTCACCTGTTTTAACCGCTCCTGGAGAATTGAAATCTGGCAGGAAAGTACGAATCACTTTATTTCCAGTAGGAGAAACACCATGGAAACCATCCATTCCAAGTGAGACAGCATAAAGATCTGTTAGTCCAGTTTGCTCAGTTCCTACAGTACGGCTTTCGATTGGAACCACTGGAACTGTTGAGGTACCGTCATAGAAGTATTCAAGATCGATAAGAGGGATTCCATCATATCCGGTTACTGTACGTCCAAAACCATCCTCAGACTTAGTAGCATAACCAGCACGTCGAGCAATGGATTTGATTTTTGTGATTAATTTGCTATTCCCCATCAGCATTGTTGGTCGGCCATCTAATTCAGCTAAGAAATTATCAAGCTCATCTAAAAACGCAAACTTGTTGCTTTCTAAGCCTGCTTCATCGGAAAGATTAATAACAGAATCAGTGTTTAATTCTGTATTAGAACCAGTAAGTGCCTTATCAAGCCCATCAAATGCTTTAGAATCGACAGCTGAATCACCATTAATAACCGTGTAATGAAACAGGTTTGCAGCTCCTTTGATTTTTTGCTGCATTTGGAAGTTCATTTCATTGATTTGACCGCTAGTATCCTGAATTACGCGGTCAATCTTAAACGCTCCACCAAAGATTTTAAGATTAACAAATTGGTTCTCTCGGTCTGCTTCATTTGCTGTGTATTCGTTGTTAATTTCACGGAATCCAGCAGTAGAAGGAGTTTTTAAACGAGTGTATCCATAGGTTAATGTAGAACCACCTGTACCTGGTGAAACAGCATTATCAAATGTTAGCTGATCTAAAAGGAAGGAAGCCCGACGAAATTCATCAATAACCTGCTGGTCAATATGGTCTGCCATCCCAACCTTTGCTTGTGCTAAAGTAATCGGCATGAAAAATCATCTCCTAAACTTAATTATTTGTTGTAGAAAACCTTTGATTTAGTGCATCCAATAGAGTGCTAGGCTCGCCACCTGGAGTAGTTTGGTGCTGGCCATGTGAAAATGTTGGTTTACTAGGCTGTTGCTCTCCTTCAAACAAGTAGGCATCGCTTTCTTTCAATGCTTTTAACTGGCCTTCTAAGCCAAGCAACTTATCACCATCCAGCTTGATAGTATCCTTATTTAATAGCGCCTCAACCGCCTTGGGATTCTTTGCCTTTGCATTTGTTAAAGCAGATTTTAAGGCAAAATCAAATGCCTGCTGATCTAGCTTTTGCTGATAATCAGCTGCTGTTTTTTTGTTGGCTTCTGTTAATTCATTGATCTTAGCTGTCAATTCATCGTGACCTTTGGCCTTTTCAGCAAGTTCAGCTAATTGAGTGTCGCGATCTTTCAGCTGCTTCTTCAGTTCTTTTGCATTTTCGTTCAACTCATTGAACTTTTCTTTTGGGATCCAATTGCCATCAGAAACAATTGCAATCTTTTTATCTCCCGATTTTTCCATGACCTGACCAAATAATTCTTCTCCAAGCAATTCTTTTAAATCCATTTATATCAATCTCCTAATTAGTTTTTTTAAGGTGTAACCCTCCACCCAAAGGAATCCGCTTAGTTATGCCCCAAGCCTTTAAAATGGGCCTTTTATGGCTTTTAACGTCATCCATCAGGACGAACTATTTAATAAGCCTTTTCGCGCTCATATCGCCTTGTGCGGCCTGTTTCTTTGATAAATTGGCGCATTCTGTATTGCGCTTGTTTCACTTTTTCCTCAGCATCATTTATGCCGTATGTGTCGTTTATTTGCATCATCATGTCAAGTTCTCTTTTTGCTTTTCTAATATCCCTTTCAAGTTTCCTTTGTTGCTGGCTTTCCTCATAAGCTTTCCTGTTTTCCGCTGCTGGGTACGGCTTATAGGTTCGCTTTGAAAAACCTTCAATATACGGATAGAAAACATGCCTGCAATTAACGCCTCTTAACCCCGCCGCTTCACCATAGCTTGTAGAGGAAAGAGAAGGGTATTTGGTGCTGTTTCCACTCCTAGAAAAAATACGCCCCTGAAAAGGGGCGCACCTTGGCCTTGCTCCGCTATGCGAACTGACTTCAACAAGATCAAGTCCATATTCATCCATTCTTGCAAACTGCATTTCATTAGCTACGTTGTTTGACATTGACCTTGTAACCATGGATACATAGGCTTCTGTACTCCATTTACGACCTGCCTTATCTTTCAGGGCTGGAATTCCTTCTCTTGCCCATCTCCTTGCTGTTTCTGCAAGAGCCTGCCTTGGAGTTTTGGTTCCTGCTATGACTTTGCCTGTTGTTTCATTCAAGATGTTTATATAAACTTGCTGCGCCTCGCTTAGCATGGTTGTGTTGATCAGGTTGAAAGATTCCCGTGCCTGCCTTTGAAATGACAACAAAACCGCTTCAAGTGCCCTGCTTTCTGCAAGCTTTGGCTGCTTAATAAGAATCCCTTGGGATACAGCTTCCATCAAATCAATTTCTGATTCAGAGACGGCTTCAAAACCCGCTTCTTCAAGCATGACTGTTACAGCATCAATGGACATTTCCGCATGTTTGGCAATGGTTATAATATTTCTCTGTGTTAATTTTCCTAGTTGGCCAAGCTTTTCGGTTTGCCATCTTTCCACATCTTCTTCAAGCAGACTTTTTCTTTGTTTCAGGATCTTGGCAATATTTAAAAGGATTTCTTCCTCAATGGAGAGAAAAACCTCTACAACTGGCATGGATAACTGCTGCTGTTTAAGTGGATCCATTACCTATCTTCCTGCTTTTGCTTATTTATTCCAAAAAAATCAATGGCTTCGGCAGTAGCAGTTGCATTATCCTCTCGTATTTCTTTAAGGAGTTGCTCCGCCTCTTCCTCAGAAAAACCATGAATTTTCATAATGGCTTTTTTCTTAGAAGTCAGGCCATTTGAAACCAGTTGCACTTGCTTGTTGATTTCCGCAGACTGATCTTCGGCAATAGAATCATCAAAGGCTACAGTGACCTCATAATCTCCAACAGGACGACTAAATAACTGATACAGCTCAGCGACCTGAATGATACATTCCACCAGTTCCTGAATGCCCGCTTCAATGAGGTTTTCATGGCTTTGCTTCGTACGGAAGGTCTTGGAGTTTTCAGAAACGACTTCTGTTGCAGTTTTAACTCCCTGACCATCAAATGTGAAAGCACCGGAAGAGAAGCCTATTTGCATAGCAAGGATATTAAGTAGAGAGTTAATGGCCGATATATGCTCCTCCACTCGAAGGGTTGCTGAAATATCCGCTATTTTATTTGCATCCATGTCACTAAATGATAATGCCTGGTAAACCTCATCCTCAGCATCAAAATAACGATGCATTTGTCCGGTTTCTGGGTCAACAACTGTCTTTATAGCCGATTCCGGTACAAGAATGCGCTTTTTCCCAAGCTTAAATTCCCGCTGATAGGAGTCAAAAGCTGTATCCAAGGAATGCAGTGTATCGAGAGCATTAGCGAAAATAGATATTCCCAAAGGGCTGGCAGTATCAAGGTTATTTGCCGTATTCGGCTTAAAGTAGACAAAGCCTGGGCGTTTGTAATTGGTTATTCGAACCTCCTCTTCAAGATTAGGAAAGAACTGCTTGAGGGGCACTTTAACCCCTAATTCCTCACCATGATTGCTTTGATAAACCTCATTCCGGATTAGATGGGTATCACCCTCCCACAAGTGCCATTCCAGGTGGATATATTTCTTTCCTTTTTTGATGAACTCGTTTGGAAAAACCGCTTCTCTTATGGTGTTATGGTCCCAGCTAATTGGAATAAAGCAATCTGCCGTTATATAGGAGAGCTTTAACTTTCCATCTTCAACATAAGGCTTAATGACCTTGCCACCCATAGCAAACATGAATTCTAAGTAATCTTGGAACTTCTTAACGAAATTATTATTCTTAAAAACATCATGGACGTTCTCAGATAGTGTCTTATCAGAAATATTAATTTCACAGCGTTCATTAAAGATTAAAGTCGCGAGCTCTTGAGAGACCACCTTAGGCATATTCAAGGAAGCCATTCGGCGTTTCTTCGTTCCAGCAATCGTTGTATAGCTGATTTCGTGCCACTCACTGAAATAGCCCTTATAAAGAGCTTTCCAATTTGCGATATTTTTATAGAATTCCTCGTTGATCTGAATGTCTTTGTGATCAGCCAGTTTCTTGATCCCTTTAATTAACCCCATTCTGTACATCACCTGCCTTATGCGGGCCAGCATGTTTTTAAACATCAGTTGTCACCGCCTTAATATTTCAATCCAAGCTTTCTCAAATTATCCTGAACATAATACTGAAACGCATCACAAGTATGGTCATCAATTTTAATGACCTTAGGATCATCACTTTGCAAAGTATCAGCATCCCATTGATATTTTTTATGTTCAGTAAGGAAAATCTCATTGGCTGCTTTTTTAAGCACAAAAAAACGCCCCTGAGCTAATAGGTCCTGGACGTTATCGATCATATCTATTTTCTTTTTCTTCGATACAGGGTGAAGCCGAATACCATAATCCTTAAAGAACTGGTTCCGCAATGCTCCCTCCGCAGAATCAATAGTCTGCATGTCAAAGTGCCTTTTATAGGTTTGCTGGATTTGATCCATCCACTCTTTTAAATCCTTTGAAAGTTCGCTAGGAGCCTTTTTTACCACTTTGTTTTCTGGACTGTAGTAGAAGGTATCCAGTAAAATAACATTCCGTTTTTTCGTAAATCCAAAAGCCAGGAATGTTGTAGCAGACACCTGGTGCCCGGTATCAATGGCAATATCAATTAGGATTAAATCATCATCTTTTGGCAGCTCCTCGATTTCATGGAAGTGGTCCATATTGTACACCATGTCACCGAGACCGATAACCTCACCAGCATACATCCAGCGCCAGTAGTCCTCATCATTTTCCTTGTACTTCTCAATCTTCCGGATCATCTGCTCGGATAAGAAACCTTTTTTATCATCAAGATAGGTTGAATGATGGATAAAGTAATCCTCATCACCAACTTTGTTTTCTAACCACTCATTGATCCAGCTGTATGGATTTCTGGGAGGGTTATAGGAGAAATATACCTTAACCTCTTTTCCTTCAATCTCTTGCCGGATAAAGGTATCCTCTACTATATCGATATCTTCCACACCAGCAAATTCTGCTGCTTCCTCAAACCACAAAGCCATGACATAGCCTTTTGCTATTTTGGCTGACTTAATCTTCATTGGATCGTCAACGCCATAAAAATAAAAGGCTGTATTGGTGGCCTTATGACGAATTATGAGAGGCGACTTTCCGAAATAAAATTCATCCTCCACACCTAACATGTAAATGGCCCATTTAATCTGCTCGTAAATAGAAGTAGAAAGATATTTTCCTACTTTCCTCAGACAAACAATATTACCCAGGTCATCTTTCAAAAAATCGACCACAAGTTTTAGACTAATCACTGAGGATTTCATAGAGGATCGGCCGCCTTTAGCGACTATGTGAGACTGTTCAGCAAGCCAGAGGGAATAGAAATTGACGTTCATTAAGTCCATGACATTAATTATTTTGACTGTCATTTTCTAACGCCTTCCTCATAGCTTCTTTGTCATTCACGATTACAACCTTGCTACCATTGCCACCCTCTTGTTTGATTTCAGCTTTTGCTTTCTCGATATTTGCTCTCATTAGCTCTAGTTTTAGCCTGCGCTCATCATGAATGTGTGCCATCTCATCAAATTGCTTAATAAGGGAACGCAGCTCACTCATTGCCCTGGACTGAGCATTTAAGAAGTTAGCATGCTTATCCCAAGCGAATTGATATTCCCATTCTCTTTCCTCAGCAAAATCAGAGTCCTTTTTCTTTTTTAAAACTTTGGTGATATCATCTTTGTTTTCAACAAACATAATTCTCTGCGCACGAATAATGGCAGCATACTGAATCTGGATTTGATCCCAGATTAAATCGGCTGGGGAATGCTCCTGCATATGGTTCATGATTTCTAACGATTCTTCCGGAATGAACTTAGAGAAAAGACCATGGGTTACGGCATTTGAGTTCCCTTTCGGGGCTCCGCCTCCACTGTTACCCTTCGCATTAATATTTCCTTTTGGAGCACCACGCTTTTTTGTGTGCACACCTTTTTCTTTGGGTGCACCCCTATCACGATTCCAGCCATATCGCTTTTTCCAGGACTTCACGGTATTCAGTGACACTTGATATTTCTCAGCAATGTCCTTGTATTTCATGCCTTTGATATAATCTTTCTCAGCTTGAACATATTTCTCAGCCATGCTACATCACCTGCCACCTCCTAGTATTTGTGTTTGTTTTGGAGCAAGAAAAAAAGGCGTTATTGCTAACGCCAAAACATAACCATTTTCCTTAATTTTCTTAGCCTGATAAAAAGACCATTTATTACATCTTTATATTCGAGACCACTAATTGCCTGTGTGAATGCATCCAAATTACTCCTATAGTAATCTCTACTACATAACATAACTAATGACACTACACCCAAAATAATAAAATATAAAACAAACGGGAAATTAAATTGTAGATTCATTAATTTGTGATACACAAGAAGAAAAATAAATGAAGGTATTAGAGCAACTACAATCCCACCCAATTCATGAACCCTATTTAGTAAATATGTATATCTTTCTCTTAATTCTGTTGATCGTTTTAATTCCATTTTAAAATATTTTACTTTATTTACTCTAATTACCCATATCCATACGTGATGAATTTGATTTAAGACATAGCCAACTGGAATACCTATTATTATTAGCAAAGCTGCTGTGGCTAATAACTCTGGTCCATTGCTAATTACATCATTCAATAGTTTCCTGTCCTTATAATCTAATAAATACATATATATACCTATAGTTACTATAAATATCCAGCCAGGAACGCCCCATCTAATAAAATATTTTGTTTCAAAGTTCAAAAATGCTCCCCTCCTTCTTAGAAATTTCGACAAAAGGAGATATTTTCCTGCAACTATTTTACTACAAGTCAAAATAACGAACATAAAAAGAGGAAGCAGTTAGTTAACCCCACCTCCCCGTCCTGCCTTCAAGTTTAGCAAGCAGATTTATGTTTTATCAATTTCGTATCATTTGTACCATCTGTAACATTTGGAACATATTCACTCATTTTCTTAACAATTGAATCTTTAATGCGTCCAATATGGGAATGAGACAGCCCCATATGCATAGCAATCCATCGATAACTTTTCCCCTCAAGGAGCCAATGAAGAACCTCAAGTTCACGATCATCTGTAATAAGGTGCAACCGATCCTGAATAACAGAAATCTTTGCCTCGTACTTATTAATAACTGAATATCTTCTCTCCCTGCGTACACACTCTCTATAAACAGGATCACTTGTGGTACCTTGAGCTTTCGGCATCCCAGCTGCATCTCCATATTGAGCCGTGAGCCCTTCCCCTGCATCTTTCATTGAGTCTCTCAGTATCTTTATAGAATTCATCATCCAATGATAGTCTTTAAGAATAGATTCTATTTGTTTGCTGGCAGCTTCTTTCATCTAGGACCCCTCCCATGATATACTTTAAGTAGGTAGGTCAGGAGCAGTCCTGGCTTTTTTTGTCCTTAAAAATCATTTTTTAGTTTTTTAAGGTATCCCGGAATGATTGTCTTATTTCCACAGTTACTGCAATATACCCCGTCAACACCTTTGATAAAGTAAGTTTCCATGATGTATTGTGGGAGTGTGCAGGGCACACCACATTTAGAACAAAATAATAAATAGCTTGTTTTTTTCTCGG